TATTGACAGTATTAAGTCTCATCTTAATGAATGTTTCAAGCAAGGAATATCCTCCTAAAGAGGAGATTATACGTCCTAAGTTTGAACCTAGAAACATAACTTTCTCACATTGTACAGATGAAGCTGAAAAGCCTAAAAGAAAGTACAAGAAGAGGAGAAAGAAGAAACCAACTGTTGCAAATGATGCACAAGTTGAGAAAAAATCTGTTGGAAGACCTAAAAAATCTGAGTAATGGACTGGATATTGGAGGATTGGGAATATCCTAATGACCATATCTATGCTATGGAAAGACATCATGATCTTCAAATTGAATGGCAACAGTGGGAACAAGAGCAGGAGAACAAGAAACGTTTACCTGCAATTATAAAAGTAGTAACACCAATATTAACAAATGAGACTGAACGTAACAGCAGAACAGTTCGAAGAGCTCATCAAACGAGGTTATAATCTAGATGTAATATTCTTATTAAAGTTGATAGACGAACAATTTGATGTTTCTTCACTATGTGAAGCAAGTATGAAAATTGCTTCTGTCTATCAGTCTTTGATAAGAAAAGCGTTGATAACTAAAGATGATGAAAAGCTTACACTAGTAGGTAAAGACTTATTAGAATTCATAGATGCAAAGAGCACTGCGAAGATAATAAAGAGAAAACCTGCAACAACAGATTTTGAAGAGTGGTGGAAAACTTATCCAGGTACTGATTCATTTGAGTATAAGGGTAAGAAGTTTACAGGTACCAGAGCTATTAGAAAGGGTAAAGATGAATGTAGGCTGAAGTTTGATAAAATAATTCTTGAGGGAGAATATACAGCTGCACAGCTTATATCTGCTTTGAATTATGAACTCTTACAGAAGAAAGAAAGTTCTGTTGCTACAAATAGTAATAGAATGACATTCATGCAAAACAGTGTAACTTATTTGAACCAGAGAGCTTTCGAAGCTTACATTGAACTAATTAATGATGGAGCTAAAATAGACATAGCACCACAGAAACCAACAGGAGGAACTGACATATGAGAGAATTTTTTGAAACAATTAACGAATACCCATGGACAACATTCTTTGTCTTTATAATGATTTTGTCTATTGTTGGAGCTTTACCAAATAATAGAAAATGAGTTTTGAACTATTAAATGCAGAGGTTGAGAAAGGATTAAATGATCTAAATAGAGGAATTCCTATGGGATTTGATCGTCTAACTAGATATGTAGGTATTCGTAAGAGTATGTACTATCTTGTAGGTGGTTTGACAGGATCTGGTAAGACATCCTTTATTGATGATGCATTTGTTCTTAATCCTGTTGATTGGGCTCTTTCTAAAGAAGGACAAGCTTCAGGTATTAAAGTGAAAGTGTGGTATAGGTCCATGGAGAGAAGTAGAACTTACAAGATGGCCAAGTGGGTATCTCGTAAGATATTTCTAGACCAGGGAATTATTATTCCTGTAGGTAAACTACTAGGTTGGACTGAGAAGATGACTAAAGATGAACATGATCTATTTCTTTATTATAAAGACTATGTAGATCAACTAAGTGATATAGTTACAATCATTGATGGTCCAGAGAACCCTGTAGGTATAGCAAAAGAACTAAAAGACTATGCCTTACAGAATGGTAAGATTGAGCAATTAGATAAATGGAACAAAATATATGTTCCAGATGATCCAAGTCAGATCACTATGGTGGTTATTGACCACATTGGTCTTCTAAAACTTACAGCTGCTCAACCTACCAAGAAACAAGCAATCGATAAAATGTCTGATGAACTCAGATATGCTAGAGATTTTTATGGATATAGTCCTGTAGTGGTTAGTCAGTTTAATCGTGACATCTCTAATCCTTCTAGGATAAAGAATGGAGATGTAGAACCTCAACTAGAAGATTTTGCAGACAGTTCAGCAACACAGAATGATGCTGATGTTGTTATGGCATTATTTGATCCTATGAGGTATAAAGTGGCTGATCCAAGTGGTTATGACCTTGATAAGTTGAAAGATGGATATGGTGCTAAGTATTTCAGAAGTCTTAGACTAATCAAGAATTCTTATGGAGAAGATGACGTGCGTATTGGTCTTGGTTTCTTAGGCCAGATTGGTATGTTCAAAGAGCTCCCTAGAAAGAAAGACATCACAGACAGTGATTATGAAGCTATTACTAACAAATCTTATTTTCTTAGGTAAAATGAAAATAAATAATTACAAATTTCAACAACAACAAAAAGCTAAACAGGAATATCATAAAGTGAAGAAGATAAAAGAGAAAGCTAAGAAAGCTCCTGTTAGTGCTACTGAAGAACTTGATTACATTAAAAAGCTGTTGAATGGTGAAGAAGTTGAAGACTTTGGACCTAAAGAAGTTGAACATGATGGAATCTCTGATCCTTTACATTGGAAAAATGGTGCTCCACCACTAACTAAAACCTCTTGGGCAACATTAACTAGTGCACAAATGCATCTGGCTTCACAAATGAGTCTTTCAGACTACATTGACATGATGAATGGTAAAGGATATTATAAATAAATTATGACAATAAGAGACAAAAGGCAAAAAGTTTGTTAAAAATTTGGTTATTAAAAAGGAATGTTAATAACTTTTAGCCCCACGATTAGGAAATATCAATACTAATTTTTAAATTTACAAAAAAATATTAATATGTATAAATTTAAAAGATTTGGTAAAGATTATTCTTTATTAAAACCAAAAGCAGTATCTTTATTCTATTCTGGCTTAAACTGTAATCAAATTGCAGAAGAACTAGAAATATATAGAAAAACTGTAGGTAAATGGTTAAGAGAGGCAGGTTGTGAGTATTCTAAAGTAAACAAAGCTAAAATAAATTCCTCTGTATTTAATGATATAGATACAGAGGAAAAAGCTTATTGGTTAGGATTTATCTATGCTGATGGTTATGTATCTACTACTTCAAATTTTGAGTTATCATTATCTTTAAAAGATTTGGATCATTTACTAAAATGTAAAAAGTTTTTTCAATTTGAAGGAAAAATATACACAGATAGTAAACTTAATAGATGTAGATTACAGTTTCAAGATTCGGAAATTGTAAATGATTTAAAAAAAATAGGATGTGTTAACAAAAAATCTTTAGTTTTAACTTTTCCTAAACTAGATGATAATTTCATACCCCATTTCATTAGAGGTTATTTTGATGGTGATGGAAGTGTTAGTAAACCAGAAAAAAGCATTTCAGTTTCTATTGTTGGAACTAAACAATTTTTAGAACCTATTCACGATCTTTTAAATATTCCAAAATATAAAATAAAACATAGACAAGTTAAACATGCTAAAGAAGTTCATATTAGTGAATTTTCAGGAAAAGATGCTAGAAATTTTGGAAAGTTTATTTATAAAGACTCAACAGTTTATTTAGAAAGGAAAAAAGAAAGATTTATGAAACATTTAAATAAAAATTTATGAAAGTGAAAACTCCAAGAGATATTCGTCAAGAAGAATTTGCTAACGTATGGTTAAGAAAAAAACGAGGAATACTAAACTTGTGTCCCAGAATGGGAAAATGTAGAACTAGTATTCTAGCTCTAGAGAAACTAAAACCTGAAAGCATATTGATTGCTTATCCAGATAACAAGATTAAAGAGTCTTGGCAAGCTGATTTTAGAGCTAGTGGATTTGATGACAGCATTGTCACATACACCACACATTTATCTTTGAAGAAAATTGCTGATCAGAGCTTTGATGTTGTAATCATTGATGAGATACATCTATTGAGTGAAGCTCAAATAGAAGTGTGTAAGGACCTGTTCGATGTTAATGGACAGATTCTTGGTCTAACTGGTACATTATCCAGTTGGACAGAACGAACCCTTGAAGAAGAATTAGATCTTCATGTAATAGCAACCTATCCAATTGAAAAAGCAATTGAGGAAGGTGTTATTGTAGATTATGAAATCCATGTTATCAGAGTACCATTGGATAATGTAACATTAATTGATTACAAAGGAAAAATGAAGACTGAAAAGAAACAGTTTGATGCTCTAACCTGGGTAGTTAATAAACTGCAGAATAGTGGATCTGATACAATGTTCATGCGTCTTGCTAGAATGAGACTAATACAATCATCATTAGCCAAGGTTAAAGCAACTAAAGCGTTGCTAACTAAACATGCTGAAGAGAGAGTGTTAGTATTCTGTGGTACTACCAAAGTGGCAGATGGTCTTGGTATTCCTTCCTATCACAATAAGTCTAAAGAGAAAAAGATCTTTGAAGATTTTGCTGAAGGTAAAGGTAATCACTTGGCTGTTGTCAAGATTGGTAATACAGGTGTAACGTACAAACCTCTTGACAAGGTGATCATAAACTATTTCGATAGCAATGCAGAGAATCTAGCACAGAAGATAAATAGATGTATGGCCATGGAGTATAACACTCCTGATAAAAAAGCCCACATCTATATTGTCAGCACCACTGAACCAACAGAGCTGAAGTGGTTGAAGAAAGCGTTAGAATTCTTTGATGAAACTAAGATAAAATACATTTGATAATTAAAAAAATTATTTGTATCTTTATATTTTAAAACTAAATATTAATAATTAAAGCAAGTAAAACAATGGCAAGTAAATTAGTAGGGATTGTTGGTGCTACAGGGACTGGAAAGTCTACAGCTATCAAGCATCTGAATCCAGAAGAAACGTACATTATTAACGTTGCAAAGAAAGAGCTTCCTTTCAAGGGATCTGAAAAACTTTACAACGCAGAGAACAAGAATTACAAGGAAATAGAAGATGCTAACGAGATCTCTCGTTTGTTAAAGACTATTTCTGAGAAAGCTCCTCACATTAAGAACATCATTATTGAAGACTCTAATTACATTATGGGATTCAATATGGTGGCTAAAGCTACAGAAGTAGGATTTACCAAATTTAGTGTTATGGCTAAAGACATGGTAGATTTATTTAGAACAGCTAGACAATTACGTGATGACATCACTGTATTCTATCTAACTCACCCAGAAACTGTAGAAGATGGTGGAGAGATTATTGGATACAAGATCAAAACTGCAGGTAAGTTAATTGATAACCAAGTCTTGTTAGAAGGATTGTTAACTGTTTGTCTTTACACTCTTGTAGAAGAGAACAAAGATGGTACAGCTAGTTATCAGTTTGTAACTAATCGTTACAGAAAATACCCAGCAAAGAGTCCAGATGGTATGTTTACAGAAACAAAAATACCAAACAACTTACAACTAGTAGTTGAAACATTAAATGAATATTATAACTAAATTAAATTAAATTACAATGAGTAGTATCGGAGGAAAAAAGAGAGAAAACACAGGAAGTGGTGATTCAGTAAGAAAAGTTGGATTATTTGAAGCAAATGTAATTGCTATCAATCCAACAATAGAAGAGTATAAAGATAAGCTTGGTATTGAGCTTAAAGAAGATAGCAAAGCTGCTGAGTATTTAGGTGATACTAAAGATGGTAATACCTATTTACGTGTTGACGTATGGTTACAGAAGGTTAATTCTGATGACAAATTCAAAACATCATTCTTCTTAGAAGATAAAGAAAGAGAGAATAAAGATGGAACGAAGAAACAATATATCAATTCTGTTGGTATGTGTTCTTGGGCTGCAGATGAAAATGATCTTGCTGAATGGTTTACCAAAGGAAGAGATTTCAGAGTGGCATATACAGGTGAAGAAGATCTTTACAATTTCATGCGTACATGGTTGGCTGATCTTGACTATCGTGATTCAGAAACTGTTCTACAATTAGAATGGAAGAAGTTAATGCGTGGTAATGTAAAAGATCTTAAAGACCAAATCGGTGGTGAATGGGCTAAATCTGTTGTATCTCTTGCAACTGTAATAGTTAAAGAGAGAGATGGAGAGTCTAAAGAATACCAAGGTATTTACAACAAAGCATTCTTAGGTGGATATACACTAAAACAATTCAGACTTGTTGATTATGGAAACAAGAAAGTACAAGATGCTCTTAAGGCTAAGAAACCTAAAGAGTTGAAAGCTCATGAAAAGTTTGTTGTAAATGTTATAGGTGAATATGGCTGTAAAGACTATTATATATTGAAAGACCTTCAAGATTATAATGCAGATGATAACTTAGTTGCCTCTGATGCATATATATCTGATGATGGTGATGATTATTAATTGAGTTAATTGTTGATAAGAGGCCTCATCAGAAATGGTGAGGCTTTTTTATTTTAAAGCTATGATACAAGGGAAAAAAAGAGTAAACTTAACAACTGATAGCATACTAGACAAAATATCTGAATATGATATTTATAAATTCTACATGCCACATCAGAATTGGAAAATAAATGATGTTACTTATTCTCCCTTTAGAAACGAAAAGAATCCATCATTCATTATAGGATATAGAGGAGGAGCATTAAGATTTGTTGATTTTGGAGATTCCAGCAGAAAAGGTGGATGCTTTGATTTTGTAATGATGCTATTCAATATACCATTGCGTGAAGCATTGATGATGATTGATAGAGATTTTGACCTAGGGATTATCAGTGGTTCCTCTACAAAACAATACGAGAGGATTGTTTCTGATTATGCACAACCAACAGCTACATCTAAACGTGAATATTTCATTCAAGTGAAGACAAGAAAGTTCACACACGAAGAATTAGCATATTGGAATGCATATTATCAGGACATAGATGATCTTAGAGCTAATAATGTATATTCAATAGACACTGTATATCTAAACAAACAGAAGTTTCCTATAAAAGACTCTGAGCTTAGATTTGGTTATCTATATGAAGGACATTGGAAGATCTATAGACCATTTGCTGATAAGAAAAATAAGTGGATGCCTAATAATGTACCTATTACCATGATGGATGGACTAGATGACATCAGAGATTGTGATGTAGCATTCATCAATAAGAGTAAGAAGGATTATATGGTGATGAAAAAAGTATTTCCGTGTTGCTGTGCAGTTCAGAATGAAGGTATGGGATGTTTCTCTGAAGAGAACGTTGATTATATCAAGGAAAATTCTGAAAGACAAATCTTAAGTTTCGATAGTGATGAGACTGGTGTAAAGAATTCTCAACTCATAACTGATAAGTTTGGGTTTGAGTATTGTAATGTACCTAGAATCTATCTAGATGAAGGAATTAAAGATTGGGCTGATCTAGCACGCATACATGGACTAAAAACAATTGAAAAATATTTAACACAAAAAGAATTAATATGAGAGTAAGGAACCCATCTAATATTCAAATGAATAATGGTCAATTAACTGATAAGTACGGAAGAACTTTTAGTATAGACTGGGAAGAGTTTGATAAAATTAGAAAGAAAAAAGAAACAACAGTTATTAATTCAACAAAATTAAACAAGTAAAATTATGGAAGACAAATTTGCAGTGATGGTAGAAGGTAAATCTACACCATCAAAATTACATGACAGCTTTGAACAAGCTAAAGATGAAGCAACTAGACTTGCTAGATTAGAAAGAAAAGATGTGTATGTATTAAAAGTTGTAGCTAAAGCAGAAATATCAGACGTTAAAGTAACAGTATATTAATATGAATTGGGATAATTTTAAACATCAGTTTCATCCATCTTGGCATGCTA